CTCTATGGTCGTGCGTGAAGACACGATGGACTTGCTAGAACAAGTGATGACCGAGCTTGATGACCGAGATGAGAAGGTGGCGGTATGAACGACGGCGTAGAACTTTTGCTTGAACGCATGAAGACTAACCCTGAAGAGTTTTATGGGGAATACAACAAGTGGACTGAAGTGCTCAGTAAGTTTGAACGCTTCCTCAGCGAAGACGAGCGAGCCCGTATCTATGAGGTCATAAACAAGATACGTCGTGACGAGTTCACACGTGTTGTGATGCAAGAGATATTGCGTGAGCCTACACCTGTCGAGATTGACCCTGACACGTTCACAATTAAAACGGCAGGTCGTTTTACACGGACAGATTTATTGAGACAACAAGCTGATGAGACCTACCTAAAAGCTCAGATAGAAAAAAATAGGGGTATCAAGTGAACATACTCACAATCGACTTCGAGACTTACTACTCCGTCACCTACTCATTGACTAAGATGACAACGGAAGAGTATATCCGTGGAGATGAGTTTGAAGTCATCGGTGTTTCCGTGCAAATTGATGCCGAAGAACCGCAATGGTTTACTGGAACGCACGCAGAAACTAAGGAATGGCTACAACAGTTTGACTGGGACAACAGCTTCGCACTAGCCCACAATGCTATGTTTGACAGCGCAATCCTTTCTTGGATATTCGACATCAGACCGAAAGCATGGCTAGACACACTATGTATGGCTCGTGCAACAGATGGCTTGGAAGTTGGTAACAGTTTGGCTAAGTTAGCCGACCGCTACGGCGTAGGCAAAAAGGGCACAGAAGTTGGTGATGCTAAAGGCTTGCACCGCATAGACTTTCCCAAAGCACAGTTGGCACAGTATGGTGAGTATTGCAAGAACGACGTGGCTATTACTTATCAGCTATTCCAAATCATGGTCGACCGCTTCTCGATGTCTGAGCTTAAGTTAATTGACCTAACTCTTTCTATGTTCTACAACCCTGTGTTGCAATTAGATACATTGCTTCTTGAACAACACCTGATGCAAGTTAAAGACAGGAAAGATAAGTTACTTGAGGCTTGCATCTCCGATAAAGACACATTGATGTCTAACCCTAAGTTAGCCGAGTTGCTAATCAGTTTGGGTGTTGAGCCACCGATGAAGATAAGCCCTGCGAACGGAAAGGAAACATATGCTTTCGCAAAAAATGATGATGGATTTAGACAGCTTGCCGAACACCATGACGAGCGGGTGCAGGCTATTATTGCCGCACGGCTTGGAACTAAATCTACGCTCGAGGAGACTAGAACTGAACGTTTCATCGGTATCTCTTTACGAGGAAAGATGCCAGTACCCTTACGATACTACGCTGCTCATACAGGACGATGGGGAGGAGACGATAAGCTCAATTTACAGAATCTCCCAAGAAAATCGCTACTTAAAAAAGCGATACGGGCTCCCAAAGGGTTCGTTTTAGTTGATGCCGACTCATCACAAATTGAAGCTCGCACAGTCGCATGGTTGTCAGGACAGAACGATTTAGTAGAGGCATTCGATGCAAAGCAAGACGTATACAAAATCATGGCATCTTCTATCTACGGCAAGAAGGAAGAAGAAATCACTGCGGATGAAAGGTTCGTGGGTAAGACCACGATTCTCGGAGCAGGGTACGGGATGGGTTCCACCAAGTTCAAGCTTCAACTTCAAACTTTTGGGGTGGAAATTGCTGATGAGGAAGCGTCTAGAATTATTGACGTCTACCGTGGAACATACAAATGGATACCGAAGCTATGGAAGGAAGCTAATAGCTCCTTGGACGCTCTACGACAAGGCAAGACTGCTAAAGTTGGGTGTCAAGACCAAGCACTTGTGCTTACGGAGTCAGGTTTTCTACTCCCTAGCGGACTCTACTTGAACTACCCCGACCTGAAGAAGGATAGCGATGACCAGTGGAGTTACGCAAGCCGACGTGGTCGCATCAAAATTTACGGCGGTAAGATTGTTGAGAACGTATGCCAAGCGCTAGCACGTTGCGTCATCGGTGAGCAGATGCTTCGTATATCAAAGAGATACAAGGTTGCATTGACCGTACACGATGCGGTGATGGCGGTAGTCAAGGAAGAAGAACGTGATGACGCTATACGTTATGTAGCCGAGTGCATGAGTTGGAGACCTAAGTGGGCGCAGACGCTACCGCTTGCTTGCGAAATAGGTGCAGGTAATAACTATTCAGATTGTAGCGACAAGAAATCAATTGAGAAATGGGGGTTAGTATGACCGCAGTTATTGAATGGCTTGGTAGTGGGTTGCTAAAGATTCTTGATATGTTCAAGAACCCTGAGTTGATTAAGCCTGAACCGCAAGTAATCGAAGTAAAAGAAACGATTGATGAACGGCTAACAGTTGATGGCGTAGAAAAGGGCGAGTTCCCAAAGACACTTAGTCAGTTGCTTGATAACTTGGATGCTACGTTTGAAGCATATAAATCACCTAGCTTTAATAGCTGGGTCACTACTGACGAACGGATTGGACTGAAGAAGTTAGGTGCTCACGTACCAAACCCTTGGTTGTTTCAGACTTACAAGCACGGTGATTTAAGAGTATCAAGTACCGAGAAGATGCCTAGCTTCATGATGATTTCTTTGGATGCTAGAGATACACATGGCACCAATAGTATTTCACCTAGCTTTATGTACGCAGTTAAACAGAAGGCGCCCCCTTGGTTTGTGCAGAAGAAGAAAGGCACCGTGTATAAAGTTGGCGCAGCTTACTTCCTAAACAAGTTATATTGGGCATGTGCTTGGTTGGTTGTTAAAGAAGACGGCACAGTTGAGCTATGCAAGGAACACAGAGCCGACCCAATCATTATTAAGAAAGGTAAACATAAAGGCTACGCATATAACAAAAAGGTTTATGACATGCCCGAGATATGCCACGACTGGGATGACGGCGAACATGTTTTAAAAGAAATATTTTTAAACTTATTTGAGTGGTGGATTAAACGGGGTGAGCGTTGGAACGTAACAGTTAAAAAGAATGGCGACAGAGTTACTTTCTGTGTAAACAAAGAGCTTACTAAGAAATATTTTGCCGACAGAGATAAGTCAGTAAAGACAAGCACAGGTCAAACTAAACGCATCATTCACTTTGTGAAAGAGCATGAAAGAAAGTACGGAGATAAGATACGTACGGTTAAGGAACACATCAGAGGGGTAAACAAATTCACATGGAAAGGTTATCAGTGCATTGTGTCAGCACCTGAGTTCGGAATGCGTATATCATCTGCGGTGTTTGATTTAACCCCTGATATAGAACTTAATGATGGCGAAGAAAGAGAAGGCTATGTATCAATGAGTAAAGTTGGTTTGATACTTGCCCAAGATGAAGAACGAAGAGCAGAAAGATGACAATGAAAAAAGTAGATTACAGCCCTGCCTACCTAGAGGCGAAGAAATGTTTAGAGCTAGCGCATGATGCGTTAGTAGCAGGTAAGTTTCAGATTGCGTACGACCACTGCTTGAACGCACAGGTTGAGATGCGGTTGATGACCACTGCGGTTAAGACTTGGCTACCTAGGAAAGAAGACTAATGAGCGACTTAAAATGGTCTTACTCGTCCTTGGGTTTATTCCAACAGTGCCCACGTAAGTATTATCACTTGCGTGTGGTTAAGGACATCAAAGAACCTGAGACCGAAGCTATCCTATACGGCAAGCGTGTACACGAGGCGGCTGAGTTTTATATCGGCAAAGGCACGCCACTACCACCGCCGTTTGAGCAGTTTAAAGAAGTGCTAGACATGTTGAAGGCAATCCCTGGGGAAAAGCTATGCGAATACAAGATGGGGCTAACAAAAGATATACAAGCGTGTGGTTTTTTCGACGAGAACGTATGGTTCAGAGGAGTCGCCGACTTAGTCATCATAAACGGGGATACAGCACGGGTAATCGATTACAAGACTGGTAAGTCATCGGAGTTTGCTGACGTCAAGCAGTTGGAGTTGATGGCGCTGGCTATCTTCAAACACTTTCCAAAGGTGCGTAAGGTCAAGACTGGCTTGGTGTTTTTAGTTTGCAACGACTTCGTGAAAGCCGATTTCCAAAAGAAAGATGCCCCGCTCACATGGCTCAAGTGGATACAAGAGACCGACCGCCTAGAGAAAGCGCATGAGACAGGTGTATGGAATGCAAAACCTAACTTTACTTGCCGTAAGTATTGCTTAGTTAAGGAGTGTGAACACAATGGAAGAGGACATTACAGATGAATGAAGAAGACTTGAGAGATTGCTTTGCTATGTTTGCTATGTTAGGTATATTAATCCGTGGCGATGAGGTACCTATAAAGACGGCTTATAACATAGCTGACCAAATGCTTGAACTAAGAAAGTATAAAGAAACCGAAGTTGGCATTGCCGCAGTTAAATCAAGACCAAGGAAAACAAAATGAACGAAGAAAATAAAGTATGGCTTACCAAGTTAAGAAACTTTTTAATTGTATTGCTTGTTGGCTTTGCCATCGGCAGTATGGTGTCTAATGCTACTTTTACTTATCACTTGCAACAGGACTGCGACACTATGAAGCAGTTCCGTATTGGTAAGTTAGCCTACACGTGCATGGTGAAGTAATGAACGAGAATCAAAAGAAAACAACTGAGCAGTACCGTAGCAACTACGACAACATATTTAAGAAAAAACAGGATGACAAACCTAAAGAACAAGAAACCAAACCAAGTCCAGGGAATTGACTATGATGGCATGAATCAACAAGAGGTTGCAGATGCTTTAGGTATTAGCCGAACAGCAGTGCAGAACATTGAGAGACGTGCCTACAAGAAGTTTAAACGTGCACTAGCAAAAAGACTTAAACATATTACAGATTTATTATGACCCCGCAAGAACAACAGAAAGAAGAACGTGAACAACGAGAACGAAAAGATAGAGAACGAAACGATTAACCGAGAGCAGATTGTTTTATGGGCATATGAAGCGGGGTTCCCGACAAACTATGCACGTAACGAGATAGCAAGATTTGAAAAGTTTGCACGACTATTACAGAAATACTTAGAAAGGGACTACAAATGAGCATTGAAACGGTAACAATTAACAAACAAAAACCATCATTGATGATTGCAACACCAATGTACGGCGGTATGTGTACAGGTAACTTCATGGTTGGCGTGCTACAAACTATAAATAAGATGCAGTCTATTGGCGTGCAAGTCTACTTCGTACAGATGGGTAACGAATCATTGATTACTCGTGCACGTAACGAGCTGACACGTATCTTCTTAGAGAAGAACTTTGACTACCTAATGTTCATTGATGCAGACATCGGATTTGACGGTAATGCGGTTGCTCAGTTGATGGCTGCTGATAAAGACATCGCTTGCGGTATCTATCCTAAGAAAGAAGTTGATTGGGTTGCAGTTGAGAAGGCAGTATCACTAGGTAAGACCACAAACCTCAAAGATTACTCAGGCGCTTTTGTATTGAACTTCGCACATGAGCTAGGTCAAGAACTACATACCGATGAATCAGGTTGTATCGAAGTTCGCCACGGGGGCACAGGCTTTATGCTTATCAAGCGTAAAGTGTTTGATGACTTAGCCGACAAAGTCCCTACTTACAGACCAAGCACAGTTAAGGACGCTAACGGTAACTACCTCAAACCTGAAGTAAAAGAGTTCTTTGCTACAAGTATTGACGAGTCAGGTTGCTTACTATCTGAGGACTACCACTTCTGTGAGTTGCATCGTAAGCATGGTGGCAAGATTCACGTGAACCCATTCATCAAGCTAGAACACGTTGGCACATACGTATATGGTGGCGACATCATCAAAGCGGGTGGTAACTTAAAATGAGCCTACCTGAAATTCACCTAGCCACCGACGGAGACCTGAACTATGCTCTTTTTAAGCACTCTGATGTTGTTAGCAATCATGTACGAGCTGGTGGTTACGAGACGGAGTTACAGACTATCTCCAATGAGCTATTGGTTGGGCATACTGATGGCATTGTTTTGGATGTTGGTGCTAATTTGGGAAGCTATGTTGTACCGCTCGCCAAGCGAAACACTCATCTACAGTTTGAATGCTTTGAGCCACAACGTATAGTCTACTATCAGCTATGCGCTAACACTTTCTTAAACCGACTAAGTAATGTATATACACACAATGTTGGCGTGAGTAACGAACAGCGCATCACTAGCTATGTATTGCCAAACTATGCGGAAGAAACCAATATCGGCGCATTCAGTATTGACTTTGACACTCGCCTCAAAGACTACGAAGTTAAGTCTGAGGGTGTTACCGAGCGCATGATAATCATTCCGCTTGACTCTATGCAGTATGAGAAGGTTCGCCTAATCAAGATTGACGTAGAGGGGCATGAGCTACAGGTGCTTCAGGGCGCAGAACATACGTTGCGTGAAAATAACTATCCGCCGATTATCTTCGAGGCATGGACTTGGAAGTTCCCTGAGAAGCGTCAGGCAGTCTTTGACCACTTGGAAAGCCTAGGATATGAGATTACGCAGATTGGGCAAAACAACCTAGCGCAGAGGAAGAAATAAGGATAATATAGGCTTTTCGCCTATAGGAGGGCTTATGCCATACGTTAATAAACCAAGACCATACAAGCACGAATACGAGACTTATGACGGCACCGAAGCTGTTAAAAAGAAACGTGCCCAGCGTAACAAAGCCCGTCGCATGATGGAAGCTGCTGGCAAAGTGCACAAAGGCGATGGCAAAGACGTAGACCATAAGACACCTCTATCCAAAGGTGGCAAGACAACGATGGGTAATCTATCTGTTAAATCAGCTAGCGCCAACCGTTCGTTTAGCCGTAACTCGGACAGCAGTGTGAAGAAGAACAAACCAAAAAATGGAAATAGTCGATAACAAAGCACTAGTAATAACGACGAGACGCCCTCAATTAGTAACCGAGTGCATCACTAAAAGCAAGATTATCGAATCCAATGGCGACTTACATAAGGTCGCTGTTCACTGGGGCTTGGACGAAGCTCAAGCCTTGGCTAAGCTTAAGGTCAAGAAGGTGCCATCTCCAATCATGCGTGACTATGATTGGCCAGGTGTGTTCCCTCCGATGGCGCACCAAAAGGACACTGCTGCGTTTTTAACGCTCAACAAGCGTAGCTTCTGCTTCAACGAGCAGGGTACAGGCAAGACTGCATCATCAATATGGGCGGCTGATTACCTAATGAAGCAAGGTAAGATAAAACGCGTGTTAATTATCTGCCCACTATCTATCATGCAGTCGGCATGGCAAGCAGACTTGTTTAAGTTTGCAGTGCACCGCAAGGTTGGATTAGCATACGGGGACCGCTATAAACGCAAGGCAGTTATCAATAGCGATGCCGATTTCGTCATTATTAACTACGACGGTATTGAGATTGTTGCTGAGGACATTATCTTCGCGGGGTTTGACTTAATTATTATTGACGAAGCAAACGCATACAAGACCCCTACGACGAAGCGCTGGAAGACACTTAACGCTATTCTAAAGAGTCATGAGGACATGTGGCTATGGATGATGACGGGTACCCCTGCGGCGCAAAACCCTACAGATGCCTACGGCTTGGCTAAGATGTGCGTGCCTGACAATGTGCCTAGATTCTTTGGTGCATTCCGTGACCAGACCATGACGAACTTAAGTAAGTTTCGTTGGATACCTAAACCAAACGCAAACCAAGTAGTTTTTGATGCACTGCAACCTGCAATAAGATATACTAAAGAACAGTGCATTGACCTACCAGAGCTAACTCATGTTTTTCGGGACGCCCCCCTTACTCCGCAACAGGCGAAATACTACAAAATCCTCAAGCAGCAAATGCTTATGGTTGCCGACGGAGAAGAAATCTCCACAGTCAATGCAGCAACGAACCTCAACAAACTGCTACAGATTTCTGGTGGCGCTGTTTATTCTGACAATGGTTCTGTTATTGAGTTTGATGTTTCTAACCGCTTACGAGTTGTTCAGGAAGTAATCGAAGAAGCAAGCCACAAGGTACTTGTCTTTGTTCCGTTCACGCATACAATAGAGTTACTGAGAGAGCACCTGAGAGGGGCAGGTATTACCTGTGAAGTTATCAATGGCGCCGTGCCAGTCAATAAACGCACCGAGATATTTAAACGCTTCCAAGAGTCCGAGTCACCACGAGTACTTATCATACAACCACAAGCCGCTGCTCACGGGGTTACATTGACTGCCGCTAACGTAATCATTTGGTACTCACCTGTTACTTCTATCGAGACATACTTGCAGGCTAATGCACGTATTCACCGTAAAGGGCAAGTCAACCCAATGACTATTGTGCATATTAAGGGTAGTCCCGTAGAGACAAGACTGTATAGCATGTTGCAAAATAAACTGGATATTCACTCAAAAATCATAGACTTATATCAGAGTGAAATTTCCGAAGAAAAATAAATAAAAATACTTGACAGGGTCAAGTTTATACACTAACATTACTTAACAGGCGTTAGACCTGTAAACAACAAAAGGAAAAACTAATGGACGATAAACCATCAGTCGAACAACTCGTCTCCGTCTACACCAAGATATACACCAAGCGTGAGGAAGAAGAGCGTGTTTGGAAGGCTAGAGAAGCAGAGCTGACAGAACAACTTGACCTAATCAAACGTGAACTGTTAGACATATGCAAAGAAAACGGCGTCAAAAGCTTGAGAACAAAAGCCGGCACACTAATTCGTACAGTTACCACTCGGTATTGGACTAATGATTGGGAACACTTTCATAAGTTTATGCTTGATAACCAAGCACCTGACTTGTTAGAGAAGCGCATTCATCAAAGCAACATGAAACAGTTTTTAGAAGAGAACCCCGAATTGCTGCCTGCCGGGTTAAATATGGACAGCGAATACACAATCACAGTAAGGAGAAGTAAATCATGAACGGATGGGAACCAGTAGAAGAGGCACCATTGAGGTTAGAGGAGTCTGAAAAGAACAATCTAGAAGCAATGATGTCGGCAACTGCAAAACCAAAACGCATTAAAGCAAAATTGCTTGATGACCCAGTCAACAGCCCAGCGCACTACACAGTTGGTGGCATTGAGACTATTGACTACATCAAAGCAAAACTAACGCCCGAAGAATTTATTGGGTACTTAAAGGGTAATGTGATTAAATACACATCCCGTGCAGGAAAGAAGCAAGACACGATACAAGATTTAGAGAAAGCACAGTGGTACATGAATCGTCAAATCAAGGAACTTAAAGGAGAAGCAAAATGAGTGAACTAGCATTGTTTAATAATAATTTACCTGACTACCTAAAAGAGGTAGAACTAGATGACGTTACCAAAGCCCTTGCAGGTGGCGGTGGTAGCAAGCGTATTTCTTTGCGTGGCGGCAAGTTCCGCATGGTTGTAAACGGCGAAGAAGTAATGACAAGTAAGAACGATGAGTTAGAAGTTGTTATCGTTAATGCGGCTAAAGAAGTATCTCGCCAATACTATGGCTCTGCATATAACCCGAAGGCGGATGCTACTCCTCCTGACTGCTGGTCTAACGATGGTATTGCTCCAGATAAAGGTGTTAAAGAAGCTCAGCACCACAACTGCGCCGAGTGCCCACAGAACATTAAAGGTTCAGGCCAAGGCGAGTCACGTGCATGCCGCCACTTCCGTCGCTTAGCCGTTGCTATGGCGCACGATGTTACTGGTGATGTTTATCAGTTGCAGTTGGCATCTAAGTCTATCTTCGGTAAAGGTGATTTAGAGCACATGCCGTTTGAGCAGTATGCTAAGTATGTCGGCGCACAGGGTTATAACCTAAACACGTTGGTTACCCAAATGCGCTTTGACGAGACTAGCGATACCGCTAAATTATTCTTCAAGCCATTGAAGTTTTTATCCCGTGAAGATTGGGAAGCAGCTAAGAAACAGGGCGACACACCTGCTGCCAAGAACGCTATCCAAATGACGGTAGCGCAGACTGACGGGGTTAAGCCAAAGCTAGAAGCACCTAAAGCTGCTGCACCTAAAGTAGAGAAAGTTGTAGCTGAGGAAGTAGACGAGCCTAAGAAGCGCGAAGACAAGAAGCCTGAGCCGACTGCCAAGCGTGACCTCAAGTCTGTAATGAGTGGCTGGTCTACTGACGACGAATGAGTTTAAGAGGCTATAGCTTTCGATTGGTGCAAGCTAACCAAGCTGCCGATTCCAAGAAGATTGGGGTGGCGCTTGGTAGGTACTGCATCACTAAGGATATACCTGTTGCTGAGATTGCGGATAAGTTTGATGTGTCTCGGATGACAATATATTCTTGGTTTACAGGTGTTGCGGAACCACATCGCTCGAAAGCCGAACAGATTGCAGCGATGCTAAAGAGAGCTAGGTTTAGCGTTTAGTTTACAGGGGTAGCTAGTTTGACGGAACGAACAGGGGATTCGCCGCACCCCGTGCTACCCCACCTTTATTGCGGACAGAGGCGACAATGGCGACAACAGATTTACTGACAGCAGTGCTACCCCCGGAAGGGTGGTATTGCATCGTCGGCTTAAAACAAGAGGGACACCCAAGACAAGTCTTCATGCAAACGTTGCAAGAGGCTCAAGATGCTATTGATGATTTGTTGGCGAAGCAGTATGACGTTTACTTTGCATGTGCTAAGTACGAGAATGACACTGACGGAAGAACACAGAAGAACAGCACATACTTTAAGTCGTTTTGGATTGACGTAGATTGCGGAGTTGGAAAGCCATACGAAGACCAAGCTGAAGGCTTAGAAGCGTTAAAAACATTCTGTGAAACTATTCACTGGCCTTTGCCGACTATTGTAAATAGCGGTCGTGGTATCCATGCTTACTGGCGTTTGAACAGCACTATTAACCGCGCTGAATGGAAGGCGGTTGCCGACAGACTAAAAGCTCTATGCGTTGACCACGAGTTTCATGCAGACCCTAGCCGTACAGCAGAGAGTGCATCTATCCTACGAGTACCTGAAACATGGAACTTTAAGAACGACCCACCTTTCCCAGTAGAGCTACTGAAGATTGAGCCTGAATCAGAGTACGACCACCTACGCCAGTTGCTTGGTGTGTTGGTTGCACCTGACTATATTCCTAGGGGCTTGAGCGAAGTTACTAAAGCGTTGATGGGTAACCGTCAAAGCCGATTCAAAACCATCATGATGAAAACGATTGATGGTAAAGGGTGCGCACAGCTAGAGCATATTGCGCTTAATCAAGACACAATTGAAGAACCACTTTGGAGAGCAGGCCTGTCAATAGCATGGCACTGCGTAGATAGAGATGAAGCCATCCATAAAATTTCTAGTGCACATCCATCGTATTCACCTGACGAAACGGAGAGAAAGGCGAATCAGACCAAAGGCCCGTATACCTGTGAGACCTTCGCCAAACTTAACCCGGATGGTTGTAGTGCTTGCCCAAATAAGGGGAAGGTATCGTCGCCGATATTACTTGGCAATGAGATTGTCGCTGCGGAACCGGATGCTCCGATTGTTGAAGAAACGCCCGAGGGTAAGCAGGAGAAATACATTGTTCCTGAACTCCCGTTCCCTTATTTCAGGGGGAAGACTGGGGGTATCTATGCGTCGCTTAAAGTCAAGGGTGATGACGATGAAGATGAAGAAAAAGTAGTAAACATTTATGAGCATGACTTGTATGTGGTCAAGCGTTTAAAAGACCCAATCAAAGGCGATGCTGTATGGATTCGGTTGCATCTACCGAAGGACGGAGTACGTGAGTTCTCTATGCCACAAACAGATGCACTTACATTCGACAAGCTAAGAGACAAGCTTGCATGGCATGGTGTTGTCGCTGCCAAAAAGCAGATGGATGCCATCATGAATTACTTAATTGCTTTCGTAAAAGAGCTACAACATAAATCACAGGTGGAAATTATGAGAACACAATTTGGATGGACGGAACAGAATGATGAATTTATCTTGGGTGAAAAAGAGATTGGTGCAGCTGGAACTACCTATAGCCCACCTTCTAGTACCACTGGCAGTTTGGCTGGGTTTTTGGCTCCTTGTGGTGACTATGACGAATGGAAA